GTCATGCCTCTGCTCCAATGACGGTGAAGATCCCGTCGTTAAGCACGTCGCTTGCGATCATGCTATTGCCTAGGGCATCGACGGGAAAATTGCTCGCTTTGATCGTGGCAATACCTTCGTTATCCAGCTCGATCGCCTCTACTTGATACACCTGTCGAGCATTCTGGTTTAGGCGGATGCTGAACAGTGAGTTGCGTAGATTTTGTGCCACACCGCCTTGGATTTGTAGCGTTTCGCGTTGCACTGCGTTTTGACCCCGAGTCCAGCTCCACACCAGATGCTCGCCGTCATCAAGCGTTGTGGTCGAAACGATGGTGCCGTCAGGACGCACGATGCCGTTGTTGACTGGCGAGTAGGGCGACATCTCGACGGCAACACGAATCCAGTTGCCGGGAGCTAGCGCCAAGCCGTAAGGCAGGGTGCGGAACGTAACCGTATGGGTCACATGACGCCGAATTGCAAGAAAATACCGAGCTGCAAGGGTGGCGTGACGCGCCGTTGTGACATGCGGCAGGTCAAATTCTTCAAGCGGAATTGTGTTTTCGTTGGTATCGGTGTAGCGCACAACAAGGGTGCGCTGTTCCGGAAACTGGTTTAGCGGTGCAACACGATAACGAATAGCGGCTTGGAACATCTGCCGCTCTTCGTTGGTCAGCCACTCAAGCGAAAAGCTGTCCTCAAGGATGTTGCCATCGGTGAACAGGGCGCTGATGGGAACAGGAGTGGTGTTGCTGATGGTGCCACCGGCGTTTTGCGGTAGGGCTGGGTTGAGTGAAAGCTGGCCGTTGCGGATGGCGACATAGCAAAGCATTGACGGAGCCTTTTCCGCCAGCCAGCTCCTGATGTTCACGCTTTCGGTAAGCACATCATCGAAGAACAGCCGGTTGGCACGGAGATAGGTGCCAGTGCGGATGAGCTGTTCGCGGTCGATCAGGGTGGTGTCGATCGTGTTGCCGGCTCCGGTGTCGGTGTTGGTCAGCAAGTACCAGAGCAGGTCGGTCAGCAGATTGCTTGGCCCTTCGTCGTTGTCGTTAAGACGCTCAACCTCAATGCCGTTGCGGAGGTAGACGCGGATCTGATCCAGAGCAGCGAAGGAATTGCTGGCTTGGAGCTTGAGGCCAGCTACGGCGCAGTTCTGATAGGTGGGGATGGTGTCTTCTGCCAGGCTCTCGTTCACGTAGACCACTTCGTGCTCGGGGCCTTGGTCGCAGCTTCGCGTGATCAGGTCTCCGTAGTGACTGACTTCTGCAATGGCGGAGTATTCCTCCCAGATACGGGTGTTGGCTTGGGGTCGATCGAACTCGGTGTATTGCTGGCGGGTGTTGTTGACGGTGTACTCAAAACGCCACTGCTCACCGGCGACATCAACAGCATTTTTGTTAAACCGTTGGCCGGCAGACCAGAAGCCGGTGGAAGTAAGGGGCGTGGTTTCTACGAGGCGCCACCACAGGTTGCGGCCTGCCGTTACCGTGCCAGCCACGTCTTGGCGGAAACATTCCACGGTGATCCGCATTCGGAGGTAGAAGCCATCACGGCTGTACTCCCAGTTCTCGAAGGTGCGCCTGTAGCCCGGTGCTCGCTGGGTGACGAATGGATCCTCGCCAATCTGCACCGTGAGGATATTGCTGATCTTTTTCCAGTCAGCAGCCCTGTTGTCGCGGTTGGAGAAGACACCGCCAACGCTCACTGTCTGCGGTTCGCCCGTGTCTCGCCACTCGCCAAAGCGGAGGCTGCTGAGCTGATCCGGCCTGGCCACCATCTGCGGGTGGGTGTAAAGACGCGGTAGATCCGCTGCTTCGATAAAACGACCACGAGCGCCGATGGTGAAGCGACCCATTGAGCTATCCCACTGCCATTCCTGGTAGGGCGTGAAGCCACCATTGAGCTGAAACAGCCGGACAGCACCTTGTTCCGAAAAGATGGTGCTGGGCAGTGGCCGCAAGCGGAACTCATACTGCCCGCGCCTTGGGTGGCGGATGCGGATAAACGAGTAGATGTCCTGCGGGGTCGAGCCAGTGACAGCAAAGAAAAACGGAGATGGAGACCAACCCTGATTGGGTAGGTCACGGATCGCCTCGTTATTGCTGGGGCGAACGTCCAGCGCAAAGAAGCTGGTACGCATCCCATAGCTTTGGTTCTTGCCCTCACGTACTTGAACACTGCGGCTATTAAGGTTCGCAAGCGTGGCGGCATTAGGCACCGTGTTGAAGTTGGTGATCCCGTTGAAACGAGACCACACTTGAGACTTGATGCCCAGCTCTGTCACATCACAGTCACGGTTATTGCTGATGTGGCCGATGTTGTAGCGAAGTAGCGGATACCACGTCTCGCGGATGTCAGCCGGGTAGGGAATCCAGTTCTGCTCATCGAGTACGGCTTGGGCGACGAGGCCGATGCGGTTGAACTCCCGGCTCCATGTCTCCATGCACTGCAGGGTCACAGTGACGTTCTCGGGGCTGATCGGGTCATACGGGTTGCCGCTGCGTTCAATGACCCGCCAGGTGCTGCGACCGATCATGAAGGTGGCGCCGACGAACATCAGCTCGTCGTATTGCTGTAGGGCGCTCTCGGTTGCTGAGCGCACATCGGTCAGATCGACGGGATTGTTGTCGGGTTGGTTGCGGGGAATGGGGCTGATGCTTTGACGGGCCGCACTGAGGCGCAGTTGGATCGTGTCGCCAACCGCCACCGTGCGCTCTTCGGTGATGGCGGCGCTCCATGTCCGCATCCCGAATGGGTTTACCAAGTTGGCCGGATTGGCCATGGAGTAGCCGTTATGGCTGATGATCCCGATATGGGTCGAGAAGTTCCGGCCTGTACCAGGCATCCCAGCGGTGGTAGGAGCACCCCTGAAACCGCCAAAGGGATGTTCCGTCGCCAGGGCCTCATCGACGTACTTGCCTTGATTGGTGAGCGCTTGGGACTGGCTGCTGGTTGGGGCGTCAGCGATCACGCTGATCACTTCCCAGTTGGGCCGGTATGGAGTGCCGTTGGGGATGGCTGAGAAGACGCCGAACTGGGTTTGGTTCTGGGGTGTGAAGGTGCCGCAGAAGGCCGGATCGGCGTTGGTGCTGAGTGTTGGGGCGGTGAACGCTTCCTCGGTGGCAGCAGGTAAGGGTGGTGTGGCGAGCGAGCCAAAGCGCAGGGTGTTGCCCCGCAGGCGGCTATCGGCGCCGAAGCCACCAGCCCAATAGAACTGGAACGTGCTGCCATAGATGGCATCAAGCACGTTATTGCCGAGGTAAATCCCGGCGAGATCAGGGCGCTGCATCGGGCCTTGACCGGCCAGCATCACGATCTGCGCCACTTGGAAGGCACCCCAAGAGGTGACGCGGGACCAGACGAGCTGAGGTGAAATCAGAAGGCCGCCACTGCCGGTGTTGTCATCCCGGCGGGTGAAGGCAATCGGGACAGGCGAGCCGTAGCTGGCCAGATCCTGCAGGGAGTCAAAGCCGTAGGCGGGGGTGAAACGCTGCCTGCCGGTGATCGAGGCGAGCTGTAGGGACTGCGGGCCTCGGGCTTCCTCTTGCTGCCTGGGTTTTGGCGTTAATAGGTAGCTGGCGGCTGAACTTGCAATCCCAACCACCAGAGAGATGATTGAGATCGTGAGGGCGTCGTTATTGACCTGCGGCAGATGCCCATATTCAGCAGGCCGTGCCCATGGCTTGCGCTGTACTTCGCGGACGAACTGCTCGTACTCGCCCTCGGTGATTCCGAGAGCGTCAACTAGCTGCCTTTCCCACGGAAGCAGTGGGACTTTGGCAGGGAGCTGTGGGGGCACCATTGCACCGCCTTCAAAAGGCTGTCGATATACAAGGCTCCCTTTTGCCACGACACTCCAAACGTATGGGCCTCTTTAGGAAAGAGGATGATGTCCCCATCGTAGGTTGGATGACTAATTCTGAAGCCCCACGTAAGTAGCTCACGGGAGATCTGGAAGCGACTCATCCCGTACCAGTCTGGGTTCAGCGCCGGATGGGGCAAGCCCATTCGATGCAGTGCGACAAGGCAGAGGTTGATGCAGTCAATCTTGCCGTTACTGCCGTCTGCGCCAAGCTCGAACTGCAAACCAATCAGGTCAGTTAAGTCGTACACGCGAAGTGATCGGCAGGTTGCCAACGAGCTGCTGGGTGATGCGCTTACGAGGGGCGTCACCACCGACAGCATCCAGCACTGAGCTAAGCGTCAGCTCAAGGGATGTGGCATCCCAGCGTCCGCTGGTGATCTGTGCCACGTAGCGATTCAGCTCGACATACCCACTGATGGTGGTGGGTTCCGTCAAGATGCCGGTGCGGACATTGGCAATCCACTGCTCACGTACGGCGATCTCGGCCCAGTCGCGGCTCAGCTCGTTGTTGGGAAAAACGAGGGATGCCGGTTGGTTGTCGCCTGATTTGGTGACGGTGACACCACTGAAAACAAATGGCATAAACCCGTGCGGACGGGTTTCATTGGTTGTTGGATTGGTGTAATCGAGGTCTTCGTCAATTCGGAAGTTCTGGAAGTCGTGGCGGACCGTGCGGGCACGGTTGCGGAGGGTGCAGAACTGAATAAGGCCGAGGGAACTTGTCATTACAGACCAACGCTGCGACGTGCTGAGGTGTTCTGGCGCAGTTGGGCCAGGGTGCGTCGTTCGCCCTGCATGGCGCCTTGCTTGGCGGCTTGTGCCATTCCAGCGCGGAACTGATCAGCGGTGACGTAATCGACGCTGTTGATGCGCTCGACGGTGTAGCGAACATCGATTGATCCAGGCGCAGGGGCTGTGGCCGTGCCGCCTGCTTGGGATTCGCCGCTGGTAGGAATAACTGCGCTACCACGGGCACCTGCGGCGTATCGCTGCATGGCACCACGCATCTTGCTGGCGGGAATGATGTACTCCGCTTCGCCGCCTTCACCGACAAGGCCCATCGTCGGCTTAGTGACAAGACCGCCATCCGCAAAGGCTTGGAAGCCGCCAGACCAATAAGCACCATCCTTTGCGGGCTGGAATCCAAAACCTTTAGCCAGAAAGCCAAACACACCTTTAGTGTCACCACCACTTAATGCGCCAAGTGCTTGGCCAATTGAATACATAATTAGCATTTTGCCAATCGTTGCAAGCAATTGCCTGCCAATATCGCTCAATGCTTCGCCAAGTGTTTTAGTGCGGTCGGTGACTGCATCAAGAGCAGATGAAAACGCTCCAGCAACACCGGTGGCAATGTTACTCAAAACTTGTTCGTTTTTATCGTTTTCAGTTTTTATGCTTGCAGTAGTTTTTAGTATTTCCTTTAATCGCTGCAACTGTTCATCGGTAAGATTTAGCTTTGTGATCGCATCGGATTTAAGTTGCTGTTCAATTTGCAGCTCAGTACGCTTTAACGGATCTTTTTCACGCGCAATATTTAATTCCGCCTGTGCTCCACTAAATAATTCATCAACTGCTTTAAGACGTTCGCTTTCGGCTTCTGCCGCTTGATTGTATTGCGTTTGCAGTTGTACGTTTAGATCTGAAGCAAGATTGCGCCTTTCTGCGGAAAGATCACGCAATTTTTCCTCTACATTAATTCCGTTGGCTCGAAGTACAGCGGTTTTCTTTTGAACCTGGGATATTGTTTCGTCAATAGCGAGAATCTGATTGGCAATAGAGCGGTATTTGCCAATAAACTCAACCATGCGCTTGGCTTGGTCAGTGCCGGCACCGCCCATGCGTTGAGCTGTTTGCAATTCATTAAATGCTTGTCGTGCTTCAAGCGTGCGTTCGATGTCACCACCAATCAATTCATCAAGCGACTTACGGCGTGGTTTTGGCTGGGTGCCAGCAAGAAGTTCTGGTGTTGCTGGCGTTTGTTGCGCTTTTGGTTTTTGAGCTTTTTGTAAATCTTGCAAATACCCTTGCAATTCTTTACGCAATGCGCTAATTGCGCTTTGCTGCTGCATGATGTCAGTAATAACATTATCCGGCAATCCCTGCGCGCCAATGCGTTGCAATTGTGCATTAACTTGATTAACAGCATCAAGCTGTGCTTGTATGCCAGCTATATTTTTGCGTTGTGGTGCGCGTTGAATTTCTTGTAGTATTGATCGCGTTCCTTCAAGCGCTGCGCCACGTGCGCCAAAAGTTAATTGTTGAGCTACACCCTGAATACGACGTGAAAAGTTTGCGCTTAAACCAGCGCCAATCAAAGTATTGATTTGATTAACCGCATCAATTGCTTGGCTTAGAACTGTTTTGATTATTGGTGATAACCTTTGGCCGATAGTGCGAGCAAGTTGCTCCACACCGTCCGTCAAGGTACTGAATTTACCGTTTAATGTATCACTTTGCGCAATCGCACCATTGGCATATTTGCCACCTGCATTTGTAAGGCGAACAATTGCAACCTCAACTGCTTCTGCGCTAATCCGACCTTTGCTTAATGCATCTTGTAATTCTTTGCCCGAAAGGCCATACATTTTTTGGAGTTCTTTTTGTAAAGCAACTCCGCGTTCTTGAAACTGCAGCAGTTCTTCGCCTTGCAAGCGGCCTTTGGCTTGCACTTGACCATAGGCAGTCACCAAGCCTTGCAGTTCAGCACCAGTGGCGCCACTGACATCTGCTAGGCGCCGTGTAGTTTCGACAACATTTTCTGCTTCAACACCAAATGCATTAAGCCGCTTGGCTGCATCAATTAGTTCAGTACTGGTGAATGGTGTTACTGCGCCAAGTTGTTGTAACTCTTGGATAATTTTGGTTGCTTTTTCAACACTGCCAGTTAATACCTCAAGGCTTTTTGTTTGGCTTTCTAATTCAGATGTTTTGGCAACAATAAATCGACCTGCTTCTAGCGCGGCAAATGCAACGGCAAGTTTGCCGGCAACAGCAGTAATCGCGCCAAATGCTTTTTCTGTACGGCCTGCTTGTGCCTCAACCTGCCGTAACTTGCTGACGGCATCGCGGCTGTCAACATTAATCGCAACATTAGCGACGACAGACACGATCCCAGCCTCCTATTACAGCAATTCTAGCGGCGACGCTTTAACGCTTTTTCTTGCTCTTCGTTTAATATTTCAAAATAACAGCTCCAAAGCAATAGCTCTTCAAACGTAATCTCTTGCTGCAGTTTGACCAGCGTGTAACCAAGCTCTTTTGCAACACCAAACTGCAGCATCAGCAAACTATCTTTCTTTAATTCATTTTTTAATGCTTTTCATGTCAATTTCTTGCTCCTGCTGATCATCGGCAATAACTGCAAGCATCAATGCTTGAAGATCGGCATCAAGTACTTCATTTTTTAGCTCAGCAATTTCACCAGCTTGAAACAACCGCTGGCCTGCATCATCCATTGCCTTGGTGATCAGCAAATTAAGACCAAGACCATTGGCGTTATCGCCGCCAGGCATTTTTTGTGCATGTTCGCGTTCGGCCATCGTCAACGGCGTTACATAAAGTTCAAAATCAGTTCCATCCGACAGCTTGACAACACGCTTGATTGGCTGCAGGTTGGCTGCTTTTTTCAGCCGTGCAAGAGCATTATTGGCCATAGGTGCCACTAAAAGACTGACGTAGTTTAGACAGTAAAAAGCCCCGGTGCAACCGGGGCTAAACATTCCAGCTAAACCCTATCAGGCAGAGGTGCTGAAGTCAAACGATGGGGTGTTGGCCGGGCGGAACGTAATTTCCACCTGCTGCGCATCATCAGGGTTGATGTTCAGGCTGGCGGTAAGCAGCACAGCATCCATGGAGATGCTGCGGCTCAGCGCTTCAGTGGCGCCTTTGTCGGTGTAAAGCTTGAAGCCACAACCAACCTGTTGACGCTGCAGCACGTCTTCCACCATACGGTTGGAAAGCGCTGCATCCTCGTTAGTCACATACACAGTGGCAGTGCCATTGCCATCGGCAAAGCCAGGAATGTAAGCGCGGAAAGGCGCATACTGTCCAGCAGTCTGACCAATGGTGGTGACATCAATCTCCGATCTTTCGATGGAAAATTGCCATGACTGCACCTGACCGACAGCGGCATAGTCGGCGTAGTACACCTCAAACTCATTAGGTGCAACAGCAGTGCCATCATCAGTGATGGCAAGGATGGTGCCACCGGCTGCAGTCGAAACCGTCAGTGCGCCACTGGAAGCGGTGTAAGACAGCACGTAATAAGTAGTGGAAGCATCAATGGGCGAAGGCAGCGTGCCGGTGCCAGAACCGCCCGTTTGGGAGTTCACCACGCGAAACTTAACGGGATCACCAGCTTTGAAATTCAGGTAAGTCTGAACCGTGATGGTATCGCTTCCTGCATTCACACCAGCTTCACCAAAGGTGCCAGTGGTGCCAGCGGGCTTGTAGTAGAGGGCGCCGGACGTACCGGACAAAACAGTAACAGCCATGTTGAACGGTAGTGGCTAGTGTCAGTCTAGATACGCTTCAAATGTAATTGTTACTTGAGCTTGGAAGTAAGGCTCCGGTGATGCTGGTGTCACCTGCGTAGGGCCAGAAGCTGCGTCAAAAATAATGCTGCTCAGCTTGACGCGATCAAATAAATCTTTCAAGCGTTCAGCAATGGTGTAATTAGCTGCTGCACCTTGGCCTTGTGGTGTAAATACGTTCAAAACCAACGTGCCAGTTTGGCGGTTAAAGCCAGTGCTAGGGCCTAGCAATGTGGCGTAATTATTGTCGCCAAAGCGAATTGATACCTGCACCCATGGTGCATTGTTGGGCGGTGTAAACGGTACGTTCTGATAGCTGACTGGATAAGCAGGGCTTAGTGCCATCTGCGTGGCAATGCGGCCTTCAATTGCCGCACGGATGTCGTTGTAGGTGCTGCTCATGATTGCCTGCCGATGCGATCAGCGTTGACGCGCACAAATTGCTGGATGTCCTTTGCGACGCCTTGCACCCATCCTGCTGGCGCTTTACGGCTGCTGCCATTGGCAAGCTTCTCTGCATATGGCAAGTTGTTGTGGACGCTGTAGATATTGCCAACGCGTTCTTGGCTGTAGCCGATACGATCCAATGGCGGCACACCGCTGTATTCCCCTTCAGGCTTTTCACCACCTGGCGCTGCATTTTCACCAACCTGCCAGCTAGCGCGAAATCGCCCCGTATCAACTGGGCTAGCTTGCTTAAGCCGTGCATCAGTTTCAAGCACTGCAACACGCAGCAACTGCTCAAGCTGCTGATTGCAGTAATCACCCATTTGCGACAGCCGGATTTGACGTGTCATTATGCCCTCAGGATCAATTCATAAGTAATAGCGGTGTTGTCCTGTTCGATCGTATTAACCTGCACCACTTGGTAGGTAATGTTTTCAATAATTACCTCTTCTGCTGTGGTTGGTGCAAACACAATATCGGCTGCAGCAATTAGCAGTCGTTTGTCGTTTGCCTGGATAAGATCATTCACCTCACGCAGGCTTACATCTTCCAGCACGCCGCGCACCATTGCATCGGTGATCGCTTCACTGGCAGTACCGGTTGCTGGGTTATACGCACCAGTAGTGACACGACGGATTGTTGCACTGCCGCCAAAGCGACTCATCAGCTTTGATGCAACCTTTCGTAGCGGTCCAGCAAGTGTCATTATGCAACCTGTGCTGCA